CGGCCTTTTTCAAACTCGCGAATTGGTGCCATGCCCACTACCTACGAAGCCATTCAGTATTTCTTGAACGCCCGGCGCCCCGGCCACAACGCGCCCGAATTGCTCGATAGCTGGTCGAGCGCGATGGAAACGCAAGTATTATGCGTCGCCACGGGGGAGCCGGTCGAGGGAAAACGCAATACCTGGACCGATGGTGAATTCACTTGGCACCATATCCGCATCCCGCGCGACGCCGACAGCGAACCCAACTGGCGCGACTATCCGATCGGCTTTCCGATCGAGCGCTACGCGCTGGCCGTCGGCTCGACCGGCTGGAACTGGCGGCAGCGGCGCAGCATTTTCTTAGGCTTCGATTTCGATGCGCTCGTGGGTCACGCATCGGGCTTATCGCCGGAGCGCTTGGAAGAGGTACGCCAAGCCGCGGTGGCATGGCCACACTTTGAAGTCCGCCGCTCGACGGGCGGCGCCGGGTTGCACCTCTACGTCCGGCTCGGCGAAGGCTTTTCGACCGCGAACCACACCGAACACGCGGCGCTGGGGCGCGCGATCTTGGCGCAGGCGTCGGCCAAGTGTGGCCACGATTTTTCGCAGGCCGTCGATATTTGCGGTGGCAATATGTGGCTCTGGCATCGCAAGATGACGCGCGAAAATCGCGGGCTGGAACTCATCAAGCAAGCGGAGCGGGTTTTAGAATTGAGCGACCTGCCAAACAATTGGCGCGATCACGTCGCGGTCGTCAGCGGCAAGCGGCGTAAGGTGCAACTGGCCGGCGCCGCCGACGATTTCCACGTCGCGCAATCCCATGTGCCGCTAGACGACACGCATCGCGAGCATATCGAGTTTCTGGCTGGCACCGGAGCAATCGCCAATTGGGTTCCGGACCACCACCTTTTGCAAACGCATACCGCGGCGCTCAAACAGCTTCACGCTGAGGGAGGGATCAAGGGCGCGTTTGAAACCGTGTCGGCCGGCACCGACCTCGCATCGGCCAATTGCTTTTGCTTCCCGATTCGCGATGGTGCGTGGAAAGTATTTCGTTTCGGTAGGGGCGCTACGGAAGCCCCGTCTTGGACGCGCGATGAATGGACGTGGTGTTATTTCAATCGGCCCGATGCCGAATCCGCGTCGCAGCACGGTCTATTGGAAATCGAGGGCCGGAACGATGCCGCCAACGCGCGTCGCTTCGCCGAACAATTCGGGGATGATATTCGCTGGTGCGAAGATTGGAAATGCTGGCTCGTTTGGGACGGCAGGCGGTGGGTCCGGGATGCTGTGCGAGCGATTGACGCCCTGGCCAAGAAATACGCCGTGGGATTGTGGGGCGTATATCGACGACTCGATCACAAAGAATTGCCAGACAAGCTGCTCCGCGACGTGAAAGCATTCATTCGCGCGACGAACAGCGCGGCGGGGATCGCAAACCTGCTCGCGCTCGCGCGGAGCGAACCCGGTATTCCAATCCGTCAGGAAGAATTGGACAGCGACCTTTGGAAGCTGAATTGCCTGAATGGAACGGTCGATTTGAAAGCCGGAAAGCTGAATCCACATGAGCGCACGGATTACATCACAAAGATTTGTCCGGTCCCATACGACGAGACGGCAGTTCCCCTTAAATTTTTCGGATTCGTTAAAGAGATTCTTGCCGACTCCACCGCGCTGATGGCATTCATACAGCGCTGGGGTGGCTACATGCTACAGGGAACGGTCACGGAACAGAAACTCTTCGTCGGCTTCGGGACGGGGGCGAACGGGAAGACAACACTATTTGAGTTGCTGCTTTGGATTCTCGGCGATTACGGTTGGAAAGCTACGGCCCGGCTGCTTATGGCGGGCCGCGACCAACATCCGACAGAACGGGCAGCGCTGCGCGCCAAACGCGGTGTCGTTGTCTCAGAGACGAATGAAAACGGCTGTTTGGATGAGGCGGCCGTCAAGGAACTGACCGGCGCCGATCGCCTTACGGCGCGCCGGCTGTATGAAAACCTTTGGGAGTTTTCGCCGTCACACAAATTGATGTTGATGACGAATCATCGGCCGACGATCCGCGGCAACGACAATGCAATATGGAGAAGGATTCTCATGGTCCGGTTCGGAGTGACGATTCCCGAATCGGAGCAGAATCGAAATCTCCGCGACGAACTGATGCAAGAGGCGCCCGGCGTTCTCGCTTGGCTTGTGCGGGGCTGCCTCAGTTGGCAGGCGGAAGGCTTGAAGCCGCCGAAGGAAGTGGAGCAGGCTACGGCCGAGTATCGAGCCAGCGAAGACGTATTCGGTGGCTTCATCGCTGAATGCTGCGATCTCGGATCGGACAAATTCGGCTTTGCAACCGAACTTTTGGACGCATACCGCGACCACACTGGCGACGACATTTCACCGAAGCGATTTGCCTCTTTGCTGCGAGGCCGCAGCTTCAAGTCGGGGCGGGCGAGCAGCGGACCACACAAGGGGCGAAGTCTGTGGCAGGGACTCGGACTCCGGGTGAATGGTGAAGCCTAGTGAAGCGTATTTCGAGAACTTCTTATTCTGGAAATTGAATTGCATATAGAGAGTTGCCGGAAATCGGTTCACCATCATTCACCGTTCACCCTTTGTGCCTGGGGCAACCGGGGGCGGTCGAAATCTCTAACAGCGCGCCCGCGCGGTTCGCCCCGACAAACACCCGCGCATTTTTTAAGAAAAATGAACTATGCCCGGTAATTCCCGATCCGGCCGGAAGCCTTTGCCCACTGCTTTGAAGCAACTGCGCGGGAACCCCGGCGGCCGTCCCATTGGCGCGGATGAGCCGAGGCCGTCGGCACCGCTGCCAGATTGTCCAGCGCACCTCTCGGGCGCGGCGCGCGCGGCATGGTCAGAATTTGGGGTCGCGCTCCGGGGGGCCGGGATCGGGACGGCGTTAGATTCGGTCGCGCTCGAATTGCTTTGCACCGCGTATGGGAATTATCTCGCGGCGATGGCCGAGGTCGCAAAGGGCGGCGCCGTTTTGGTTTCGCAGCCCGACGACAAGGGCCAAGTTGAATTGACCTATTCACCTTACTGGCGCGTCGCCACGCAAGAGTGGGCCAAGGTCAAGACGATGCTTTCGGAATTTGGGATGACGCCGGCCAGCCGCACGCGGTTGCGCGTCGAGCCGCAAGACGCGGGCGCGGGCGATGAGTTCGATCAGTTCGTCAAGCGATAAATGGATAGCGAAACAAAGCGCTGGATTCGATCGGCCAATGATGAGGCCGCCGTCTCGGCCGGGTGTTGGTTCGACCTTAGTGCGGCGGAGCATGTTCGCGATTTTTTCTCGCGTTTCCTGCGGCATTCTAAAGGTCAATGGGCTGGCCGGCCTTTTGAACTACTCGACTGGCAATGCCCACAACACATCAACTTTTTCGGAGCTAACGTAAGTGGTTGAGTTTCGTCAGAATTTTGAGCCGCTGTCCATCCGCGAATCGACCAAATCGCAGGGCGCCGGCGGGATCGAGGTGGCCGGCTACGCGGCGCGCTTCGATGTTGAATCGTATCCGCTCGACAGTTTCTATGAGCAAATCCGCGCCGGTGCATTCGCAGCCGCCCTCGCTGATCGCGAGCAAGATACAATTGCGCTGCGCGACCACAATCCTTCCGACCTACTTGGCCGCCGGTCCGCCGGGACTCTGAGCTTACACGAAGATAAGTACGGGCTGGCGTTTCGTCTTCTGCTGCCGCCTACGCAACTTGGCAACGACGTTGCGACGTTAATTCGCCGCGGCGATCTGAATTCATGTTCGTTCGGATTCAACGTGGCGCCCGTCGGCGGCGATACGTGGTCGATCACTTCCGATGGCAGGCGGCTGCGAACGATCCGTTCCGTTTCGCGGCTGATCGACGTTTCGCTAGTGACCTGTCCGGCCTATCCGCAAACAAGTGTCGCGCTCGGCACTCGTCCGCTCGTCCGTGCGCATAACCTCGATGCAGAGCGGCTCAGGCTTTTAGAGATTTCGTGTCCAAAATGACCCCACCAACAAAAAGGGAAATACGAATGGCAAACCGAACCGTGCATGACCATCCCGCATCGGCAGCAGCCGGGGCGCACCTCGCGCTTCTAAAATCACAACTCACCCAAGCCAAACGTGATTACAGCGCAACGACGGCCAAAGTCGATCCGATACAGGACGCGGAAGCCGCGCTTCTCGCGGGCAAGGAAGTTGGCCGGATTACAGTCGATCCGGGCAACGACGCCCGATCGCAAGCGCACCTCCGGATGATCGCTCTCACCGGAGCGATTGCCAAGCAAGAGAAGATCGTAGCTCGTGAATTGCACGCTGCCAGAAAGTGGCTCGTCGAATCCGATAAGCTGACCGAAGCGCATGGCAAGCTGCTGCAATCCGTCGCTGAGGCTGCTACGCGATTCGGCGAGGCGGCTACTCAACTGGACGAATTCTATGCGTCGCTTGAAACGGCTGGCGTCGGCGGAAGCGCGCTTGGCCATTATGGCTTTGGAGCGTTTAACATCGGCCGCGCGTCCGATCCGAAAAGTCGGCTTTCCGGCTGGTTCGCCGAAGTGTGGAAGCGTCATCCGGAGGTCAACTGATGATCGAACACGAAACCGTTGAACGCTCAGATAACAGCCAGCGAAATGATCTACGATCGCTCCTGCAAGCGAGTCGCGACCGACTTGAGATTGAATTTGCGGCTTTGAAACTGGCTGAGATGGAAGCCCGCTCGCTACCCACTGGCGAGCAGCGTTCGGCAGCGCTTGAGAGACTCGCCATGCAGCAGGCGAGATTCAGACTGGATTGCCTTGGCCTTAAAGAAGTGGTGCGGAGCCTACCATGATGAAGCACACCGGCGTTTTTTGGGACACCACGGCGACGCGCCGCGGTGGATGGATTAGAACGCGCGATTCAAGTTGGTATTTTCTTTGGGGCGACGCGCCCGGCGTGGTTGCCCGTGGCGGCGTGG